CACCATAATGACATACGCAGAATTAGTACAAAAAATTAGAGATTACACAGAAGTAGATGCAAATGTTTTAACATCTACTATTGTAGATGGGTTTATAGAAAATGCAGAATTTAGAATTTTAAGAGATGTAGATTCTGATAATAACAGAAGATATGCAACAGCTAATGTAGCTGCTTCAGATAGATTTATAAGAATTCCAGATAATTTATTAGTAGTTAGATCAGCTCAAATAATAGATTCTGATGGCGTAGGTGCTGCAGATAATAGAGAATTTTTAGAATATAGAGATACAAGTTACATGTCAGAATATAATTCTACAGGTGTTACAGGAGTTCCAAAATACTACAGTATGTGGGACGAAGATAATATTGTAATGGCTCCTACTCCGGATGCTACTTACACAATTCAGTTAAATTATATCTTGAAAGATCCGGGATTATCGAGTACAAATACTACTACATATATTAGTCAAAATTTTCCCAATGGCTTACTATATGCATGCTTAGTTGAAGCATTTAGTTTTCTAAAAGGGCCAAATGATCTCTTGCAATTATACGAAGGAAAGTATAAACAAGTGGTAGAAGGCTTCTCTATAGAACAAATGGGAAGACGAAGACGAGATGAATATCAATCAGGTGTTCCTCGAGTCGGCGGAAAATAATAATAAGGAGATAAACTATGGCTATAACACAGGCACTTGCAAATTCTTTTAAAAAAGAATTATTGGAAGCTGATCATGACTTCACGCAAACGACTGGTGACAAGTTTAAAATCGCTCTTTATACTTCTTCAGCTACTCTAAACTCAGCAACTACTTCTTACACAACTGGTAATGAAGTTGGAGCTTCTGGTCAATACGCAGCAGGCGGTGGAGCATTAGTAAATAATGGTACATCAATTGCATCAGGTGTTGCGATCGTTGACTTTGCTGATAGGTCTTTCACAGGTGTGACTTTGACTGCTAGAGGAGCTTTAATCTACAACACTTCAGCAACTGTAACAGATGCTGCTGTATGTGCTTTAGATTTTGGAGCAGATAAAACAGCGACATCAGGAACTTTCACTATTCAGTTTCCAGCATTTACAACAGCAGCAGCGATTCTAAGAATTTCTGGGTAATAGCATAGGAGGTAACTTCCTATGGCTAATGCTTGGAATGAAGCAACTTGGGGTCAAAACGCATGGGGCGAACAATCTGACGTAAACGAAATTTTAACGGGTGAAGCATTAACTTCTTCACTTGGTAATGAGACTATTACTGCCGATTGTAATGTAACTCCAACAGGAATTTCTATATCTGCCACTGAAGGAACGATAGCAGATATAATTATAGCTGTTGAAGTTTTCCCTTCTGGACTTTCATTTACAGCAAATCTTGGAACAGCAGACGCATCTCCAGATGCAATCGTTAGTGGTGTAACTGCTAGTGCATCAGTTGGAAGTGTTGAAGCATATAACTTAGAAGGTTGGGGACGATACTTCTATGGTCAATTTGTTTGGGGTGCTACAGGTGATTGGGTACAAGTAGATTTAACAGGTATTTCTTTATCTGCAAACTTAGGAACTGCTGATGCAGCGCCAGATGCAGAAGTCACTGGAATTGGATTTAATGCATCATTAGCAGTTGGTACAGTTGTAATTGGTGAAGGTAATGTAGCAGTTACCGGAGAACCAATGACAGCCTCATTAGGAGATCCATTTGCATTTACACTTGTAGATGTAGATGTAACAGGCATAGCATTATCTGCTAACATTGGAAGTTTAGCTGTAGTTGCAGATTCAAATTTAACACTAAATGGTTTTGGTATTACGGCTGCAGAAGGAATCGTGGATCCGGCTCCTGATGCTGAAGTTACCGGTATTGGATTTAATGCTTCTCTTGCTGTTGGAACAGTAGTTATTGGAGAGGCAAATGTAACCGTCGTTGGAGAAGGTTTTGCAGCTGGTCTTGGAGTAGGTAATTTAGATGCCGTAACTTTTGCAGCTGTAAATGGAATATCTCTATCAGCTAACTTAGGAAGTGTTACAACAGTTGCAAATGCTAATATATTTCCTACAGGAATTGAATTGACAATGTCTTTAGGAACAACTAAAACTATAATTTGGAATCAAGTAGACACTGGAACAGCCCCAGTAGACCCTCCAGGATGGGTAGAAGTAGCTGCATAATGAGTTTGACATAAGCTCACATTTTTAGTAAATTGAAACAAATAAGGAATTTAAAATATGGCAAATTCAACATCAGCTAATTTAAAATTAACTGTTCAAGCAACTGGTGAAAATTCAGGAACTTGGGGACAGATTACAAATACAAATCTATTAATTCTTGAACAAGCAATTGGTGGTTATGATGCATTAAATGTAACTAATGCAAGTAGAGCTTTAACTTTTACAAATGGTGCTTTATCAAATGGTAAAAATGAAGTTATTAAATTAACAGGAACTCTTGAAGGTAATTTAAATGTTACTATTCCTGATTCAGTTGAAAAAACTTATATTGTTGAAGATGCATGTGATCATGCAGGTTTTACTTTAACTTTTAAAACTACATCTGGAACAGGTGTACTTTTATGTGAAGGTCACACTTACACATTATATTCTGATGGAACTAATGTTGTAAAAGCAGGTGAACTTAGAAAATGGAGAGCAATAACAGCAGCTGAAACAGTTCAAGCTGGAGCTCAAATTTTAGCAAATACAAACGGTGGAGCATTTACAATTACTCTACCCGCTTCTCCAAGTGCAGGTGATGAAGTTTCATTTATAGATCAAGGTTATGATTTCAATACTAACGCATTGACTGTTGGTAGAAATTCTTCTAATATAGCTAATAGTGCATCTGACCTTACAGTTAGTACACAAGGTGCTGGTTTCAGTTTAGTTTATTCTGGAGATGCTACAACAGGTTGGACTTATAAGGAGAAATAGAATATGGCAAATTACGAAGCAACTAGATATGATTTTGATGGAGCAAACCTTACAGGTATCGAGGGAATTCCAACAGCAACTATTGTGCCATGGTCTTCTGCGTCAGTACCATCTGGATTTTTAGAGTGTAATGGTCAAGCAGTAAGTCAATCTACTTATGCAGATTTATTTGCAATCATTGGTACAACTTATGGTGATCCAGGAGGTGGTAATTTTAACGTTCCTGATTTACAAGACAATGTAGCAGTCGGAAAATCTAACAATAAAGCTTTAGCATCAACAGGTGGAGCAAATACTACTCCAGTTACACCTTCAGGTAATGTGGCTACCAACATTAACGTTACAGGTAACGTTGCCGGTTCAACAGCCAATGCAACTTTATCTACAGCACAACTTGCTTCTCACTCTCACACTTATCCTTCTGGTCCCTTCAGCCCTGGATGGCCCGCTGGGATAGAACCACAGAGGTTGGGGCCTCAACAGCCGTCTTCTAACACAGGTTCCGGTTCAGGTCACTCTCACAACATGAGTGCTAACTTTTCAGGTAGTGGTAATGCATCAAGTAATTTCAGTGGAAGTGAAGTTAATCCATCTGTTTTACAACCTTATTTAACAGTTATTTATATTATTAAAACTTAGGAGAAAATATGGCAACTAATTCAGATTGGACAGTAGTATTTGAAGACAAACTAATTATTAAACAGCAAGGTGATTCAGCTGGAACAGGTTATCCTATTGATGACGATGCTTTTTGGAATGATTCTAAATGGTCAAACATTTGGGCAATTCAATATAAAGCTGATAATCATGATTACAATGATACAGTAGAATACAGAGACGATACTCCTCACGCTACATGGACAGATGCTAATTTAGGAGATTTTTCAAGTCAATTTATTTCTAAATGGGACGCAGCTCATTTAGTTAGATTAAAAAATGAGTGGGATTATAATAATATTGATGGAGAAACTGAAGCTGAAAAGATTACTAGATTAGGTGCAAGGCCTACTTCTTATTCTTCGTAATTTCTACTAAAATTTTATTAACATTGTCGTAAGCATGATCAGTATAAGGACCTTTTTGATTTACATAATGTAAAAACACTTGAGCCATACCTTCACCTTTATAAATACCAGGACGTCCATGTTCTTGATCACATCCAGCATACAACAAAGCATCACCTTCTTCTAATTCAAAAGACTTACCTTCTATAATTAAAGGCCAGTTATCATATTTTTTAATACAGGCAGTAACAGACACTTCACACGCTGGTCTGTCTCTATGTTTTTTTAAAGTTCCTCCAAAAACATAATATCTCCAATATGCATATGTAGGATAAAGTTTTAATTTAGATGCCTCCTCTACTTTAGGAAGTTTTACATCTAATATAGAATTCATTAAAGGATCATTATACCAAGCTGGAGAAGAAGTTTGATTATCTAATATATAATCATCATTTCTATCTAATTTATTATAACAGTATTTTTGAAAAATATTTAATTCTTCTTGTGTAAAAAAATTTTTTATTAATTTAAAATTTACTGCAACCATGCCACTATACTATACCTTGTTCCTTTTGTAATTGGTTGTATACCATGAGGGTACATAAAGTTACTGGGAAAGAATACTATTGAGCCTTTACCTAATTTTAATCTTTTAATTTCTTTTTGTTTTTGATCTGTAAAAATCAAATCTCCTCCTTCGTAATCATCATTTAAATTTATAATTATACTTAAATGTCTAGGTGTATTAGTAAAATGGTCGGTATGTGTTTCGTATTTTCCACCTGGTGTATATTTTAAAAGATCTATTTGATTTATCTTATTGCTTGCCATTTGGGGAAATTTAGCTTTGTAATAAAAATACAATTTCTCTATTTCACTT